CCTTTGTATGGATGTAATTATTCATCTGTTCGGGCAGGTAAAAAAAGCCACCCAGAGCAACCCTAACATGGTCATTAATATAGCCACCGTTTACGAGTTGATAATTGCCCCATGCTCCGCTACCATATATGCCAAGGTCGCCTATTGACCTGTCGTACCTTGCGCCGATGCCAAGGTCGCCAGCCTGCAAAGAGACAAAGGCATTGTTTTTATATTGCGGATAAGCGGCAAAGCTTATCGTTATGAGCAGAAAAACAAATATCGCTCTCATTTTTCAACGTATTTGAATTTTTCGCTTATCATTTTCTCAAATCGCTTTACTTGCGTCTCTTTGATTTTGCCACGCAAATAGTCAAGCTCCACGTTCGCTAAATGATAAGACTTTTTTGTCGGAACACAGGTGTTAATGAAGCTCTCAAGATAAGCGCTTTCATCTTCTTTTTGAGCGGCCACATACCAGAGAAGACCAAGAAACAAAACAAATACTGAAAACAGTACGATTCCGAAAATTACAAGTGGGTTCATTTCATTTAAGTTTTAAGTTATGAATAGTTTGTAAAACATCCTTATGCAAATAAGTTTTCTCAAGGCCATGAGAAGCTCGATGGCATTTTAAACATAGACAAATAATATTCTCTACATTATCCCCGCCTCCGTGCGATCTGAACACTATGTGATGCAAGTCAAAACCGCCATGATCAATGCGCCCAGCCTTTCCGCATACTTCACATAATACCGTGTCTTGTTCGCCTATATCAAAGTGTTTCAAGTAATTTTTGACGTGCTTTTGCATCTTTTATCTTTTTACGATGTAATCGCTCATGACATTTATGAGAACATATATAATGCTTCTCTGACTTTGCTAAAAATATTTCATTACAAGCGGGACAAATCTTTGGCTTACAGATATATTTCTGTATTTTAATATGGCCTTTATTCATATTCCCATGCAATTCATAATGACATGTTGAACAAAGTGTTTGACCGTTGTCTATATTAAATCTAAGTTCAGGATAATCTTTAAATGATTTTAAATGATGTGGGTGCAATTTTATTATATGCTTATTTATCTTACTATTTTTAGCACCACATATTTGACATGTATAATCGTCTCTCTCAAATACAGATTTTCGCCACCCTCTCCATTCAGCGCTTGTTCTGGCACACCTTTTTTTATCTGTTAATCCTCCCTTCCAATTATGAGATAACTCACCTGTCCTTTTAGACGCAGCCTTGTTCTGGCAATCAACAGAACAATACTTGCTTTTTCTAATCTTTAAATATGATACATATTGCTCATAAGGCTTTCCACATTCATGGCAGATCAGCTGTGTTTTGCTATGCGGTTTTTCATAAGATTTATTTGCACAATTACGGGAACAATACTTGCGGGTATTGATGCTACCAGCACAAACATAAAATGCCTTACCGCATATCGGGCAAGTTTTATCAATGCCTCTTATGGGTTTAGCTGGATATTTTACCAATCCCAAAATAGAACATTTGCGAGAACAATAAAAATGCTTTCTATTTTTTGTTCTAATTGGAGTACGATAGTGAAACTTGCCACATATCTCACATGGATATAGCCCTCCACGCTCCCTATTAATCTTTTTAATATATTTACTCATACTAAAAGTTAAAACTATTTATTTGTAACTCTTTATCGCATCATAAACATACTCCACAATATCCCATCGGCTTTTGCTGCTTATCTCTCTTATTGCACACGCCTTGTCTGGGGCTGCCGTCCATGTCCATGTGTCTTCTTTCTTTACTATCTTGCCGTAAAGCAGAATAAACCGCAATTTTTCCGATAGTGTCATGGTAGTTCAAAAGTAAATTTAACAATGTTTTCTGGCTTTTGCGTCTGGCGTAATATCCATTCGGCATCTACCTCATGACAAAGCAAGTTGATGTTATTATAAAAGCAATAGTATTGCATTCGTCCGAGCTTTTTAGCGTCAACTGGGTGCTTATGAACGACCTCATAAAAAGCCTGAACATGACCCTCGCGAAATACCGCGATGTCAGGAATAAATTTCCAGCCGTCCGCAACAAACTCTGACTCTTTTTTAACATCAAAGTCGCTTTTAAGCCAAGAGGCTAAAACCTCTTTTGCTGCCCGATGCTTATAGCTCTCTAAAACGGGACGGTATCTGTCTGCTCCCATGTCGGTTCTGTATAATTAATTATTTTTTGTTCTATGCTTTTTGATAACCAGTTACTTTTATCAAACGAGACAAACGAAAAGCGCCCCGTTTCATAGTCATAGTCAAGCTTACTCATTCCCTGTTCGCCAAGGTGCTTAAACTTAATCTTTGACCAATATACCTCGATCTTATTAAGCATCGTATTGTTGTCTGATACCTGCCGATGAACAACAATTCCGTAGTCGGTCTTATTGTAAAAGTTAGCAGAGCCAGAGATATCATACAATGACGGCACACGCGTCTTACCATTACCATCTTTATCCATCTTTCGCGGGTGAGCCACAAGAAAGACAAGAACATCATTAAACTTCGCAAAATTGATAAGCTTATCAAGAAAGCGGCTTATGTATTGCGTCTCGCTGTCCGTGTATTGATGATCAAGTTTATTGTAAGGGTCAATGACGACTATCTTTATCCCCCGTGTTTTGATCAGCGCCTTGGCGTTACTGAGAATAAAGTCAACCGTGAAATTTTCTTCGTGCATGATATAGAAAAAATTGCTTTTGATATAGTCAAACGCCATTTCAAACTCTAACTCATTTGACGAAGCCTTGCGGAAGCGCTTGCCTATGATCTTTTCATATAACTTGCCATAGTGATATTTCAAGGGGTAGTTCTCTGGCGTAAAATATGCCGCCTTCCATCCAAACTTTAAGTTCATCTTTGTTACAAGATAGTCAACAAACTCACTCTTGCCCGATGACGGTATGCCAGTAACAATGGCCAAGCGCCCTGTCTCCCATTTTATGAAGCTATCAAACGGCTCGCCAAGAATAAGCCCCGCCTCAATACCATTTTCGTATAGATCGCGAATGTCGCTGTATAAATTATCCACCGTAACAATGCCTTTTGTCGGCATGGGTGTGGCCGTTTTAATCAATTCGTTAAAGTCGCTCGCATACTTACATAGAAACGAATTTGCGTCCTTGCAGTCTTTAAAGTTTACGAGCAGACAACGCTCAGCGCCAAGCCGCCGCGCAAGCTCATCGCGCAACTCTATCCCCTTCGTGTCAACATCGGTAGCGAGATAAATCTTCTTAATCTTGTCAAACAAACTGTAATAAGCGTCAAGGTATTCAAGTTTGATGTTTGCTCCGTTGGGTACAGAAATAACGTTATCAAAACCGCATTCAATAAAGCTCAAAGCATCTACCTCTCCCTCGACAATTATGATCTCTTCATAATTCAATAAAGCGTCTTGGTTATAAAAAATCAATTCAGCGCCAGCATGAAGCTTAAAAGACTTTTGCGCCCCGCGATATTTGATATTCACCAAGTCGCCTTGAAAAAAGTACGGAAAGCAAATAGCCTCTACCTCTTTTGCAAACTGCGGCATAAACGTCATATCCGAATAAACTCTCATTTTATTGAGCGTCTTTTGCGATATCATGCGGCCAGTAAACCACTTGACGCACTTATCAGATAATTGTGTCGTGTTCTTCCACTCTGGCCGTGCGTATTGTTTCTCTTGAAAAGGCTTGAAAACATAAAACGATGTGCCGCAGTTATGGCAGTAGCCAATATTATCATTTACGTTCCACGCAAAACATTTATCTGTTTTCTTCTTACGATGAGCCGAACACTCTGGGCATAGATAACGCTCTTCTGAAGAATTACCTTTCGGAATGAACTCGTAAAGAGCGTTTGTAAGTTTTGATTTTATCTTCATGGCATTATAAATTCGGGCTTCTTTTTATTTTCAAATTTTCCTTCCATTATCTTAACAAAATTTGTCGGCTTCATTATCCATTCAAAATCTGCTTTCCACGCTCTATCGTTCTTACCATTTAAAAAATCACTTTCGCCTGCTAATCTTAAAATCTCAGTAACCTTATTCAATCCAAATTCAGAAATTCTTGCGTTTATATAACCCTTACGAGTTTTGTTTAAGACTTGCACTTTAGACATTAAAGGACATAAGTTATGATATAAGTCAATTACATTATCATATTCAATTTCATTTTCAGGATTTAGGTTATCCTCTACCTTATCTATTGGGTTAACCAAAAGTGCTGGATTTCCACCCTTACTTCCCGTTTCTCTTCTTATTTGCCTTATTTTTTCATCTTTAACCATTCTTTTTGAATAAATAGCGC